GGAAAGGACAGAGAAAATACTCTGCCCCTCCGAAGATAAGAGATCGACATTATAATAAACACCGTCCATCTCAACTGTATTCATTACAGTTCATCCTCCATGTCACTCATTAGTGCCTCAAACTCTGAGCCATCAGGTGAGCCAACCTCAATGAGGTCGATGACTTGCATGGCTTGAAAGTCTAAGCCGTAGAAAGTCTTGCCCTTCCACTCTGACTGCCACTCTTTGTACTGCACCTTAACAGTGGAGCCGTTGCCGATGCGGGCATCAAGCGGGTTCTTATGTGCATCCACTAGCCGTGGAGCCTGTCGCACCATCCCGTTAGGGCCGTTGACTTTACGCTTAATCACAACTGCTGGGCCTTCATCCATCTGCTTGATAGTGAAGCCGCGTGATGCAAAGTCATCTGCCACTGCCTGATCTACAACTAAGTTAACCGAATACACTGGCTCGAAAGTAGTGTTCGGGGTGGTTACTGCTGCCCAGTATGCTGCGCCTTGTAATATTGCCATGTTAATATACCTATTGGTGGGTTGATTGAAGCTGGAGCGTACCACATGTACGCCACTAATGTCTAGCTATTTATTTCCTAGTGTGTCGCGGTCAACAATGTCTTCTTCTTTAATGAAGATACCATCGACCATCATTCCCTTGCGATCTTTAATGTCCTGATATGCGTGATCAATACAATCCTTCAGTGACAGGTTGTGCCTGACAGCGATATTAACTAACACCACAATGATGTCACCGATGTCATCAATGGGTGTCTGCCCTTTACAAATACTATCGGACAGCTCACCTAACTCCTGTATTAATTTAAGCACCTGATCCTTGTCGCTGGAACCGTGTATCAAGTTCCTCGCTACGTGCCACGATACTACGTTCTGAATTGAAAGCTCTATGCCCCTGTTCTCTTCTTGCATGTTAATCCTCCCTCATTCCTAGCACTGTGTCGTACTCAGTCTTATCAATGATGTATTGGATGACCGCCTGCTCCCGCACGTTGTACATGGAACACGCTGTCTTCAGTGGAACCTTTCCCTCAGTAACATCTACTGCTGCCTTAGCTGTAGCCATAGACTCAGGGCTAGGATTACCTTGTAAGCTCTCAGCAAACATACTCACCTCAGAGTAACGCATAAATAATAACAGTGAGTACTACACCGGACGCAAAAATCAAACCATTACGAGCAGCTAGTGTTAGACGATGGTTGAAACGGTGTGCTGCCCTGTCAAGTGCTTGAACCGTCCACACCTTTAGTCTCAACGAGATGTTTAAGCAGGCCGACTTCATCCATTCGATGCTTTCGTTTATCTTTTCTTTCATGTTGAACCTCTTTAAATTGCTGGTTAAAAATGCGATCAAAATTGTCGCCATAAGTTTTACTGTCCTTTACTCTAGACCTATCACCTTTACCGCCATGTGTTGGGTCAGTCATCATGCACTCTCCGTATAACAGATGCCAAAACTAATTAGGATGAAGGGTAAAGATATAAGTATACCCTCAAACTCTGCGATCTCTAAGTCTTCACGACCCCTCCTGCTTATCCAGACAGGCCGTGAATTAGAGAACTCTATGTCAAGTCCCACCCCATTTCTAAACTCAATGGTTAGGGACTGCCCAAATAAATTCATTGTCATACTATGCCGCCTTCATTAGTAGGTTATTTTTAACAGCATCGCGTACTACCTGCTGCCTGTCGTTCTGTACTGACGCTATGTTCGCTGCTCCTGATGAACGGACAGCACCAAAGTGCGTAGACCAATCAGTCAGTGCATTATACACAGCCCAGTAGTTAGTACCTAAACGCTTTCTATATACCTGAACGTACTTGTTCCAGATATATTCTAAGCTGCTACTTTTTCTAGGCATATCTGATAGAACCATATCGCCCTGCGTGATCCCACTTTCTATTAGACTTAAAGCTGAGCTGCACTTCAACGCCCGTGCAAAGAATTTAAATGCCTCCTTGCTTGAACACTCTGTGTTATCCCACTGCTGCCACAGGTCTCTCTCATTGTGGAATGTCTCCAATGACCGCGTGATGATACGACCACCCGCCTCAATGTCCAACGAACGTGTGTGCTTAGCACGATACACTGCTACCTCACCACCTACAAAGACTTGTAAGTTTGTACACGCACTCTGAATAGCTGCTGCGCTAATCATAAACGGCCACGTACCATCGAAAGATGAGATAGATAACAGGCTCAGTGATGCGCTGTCACCATCGCTGGTTCTATACGTGTGCTCTGGCAATGTGTATTGCACAAAGGTTCTCGCCCCATCGTGTGAAGTACGTATCTGCTCACGCATCTTGTTAATGGCAAGCCCGGATCGCTCAATGATATTGCGGGTAACATCAATCATATGCTTAGGAGCTACCGCCTTGTAGCCGTGGCCGTGGATACCTAACTCACCACCAGTATCGGTGCGATAGATAACAGACTTAGAACTAGGGAACTCTGTGCCGTCAGCATAATAAACTAAGGGTGATGTAGCTATATCAAAGTCGGCTGACCCGTAACCCCCATCCCTTATGGCTGTAAGTGCTGTGTTGTTTGCAAACATCGGTGTAATATTATTCATTTCAATCTCCAAGATGTACTTTATGTACAAAGTTATTAAATTAATTTCGATCCTGAGTTGACAACATCCTAATCACTATTATAATAGCTACTAAGTTGCTGAGTCAACCATATGTTTAAACTATTTAATTGTTCACTTATGGAACAGCTACCGCTGGAACTACTTCTCCACTAATGTAAACATCTTCTAAGTCTTTAAAGGTTAAAGTATCTTCTAAACATCGCTTACATAATTGTTCACTGTGGATATGATCAACATAATCATTAAGGCACAGTGAACAGTTTAGAATCCGTCCGTACTTATCCGATCTTATCGTCATCTTCTACTCCCTCTATGTCTGTTACTATTTCCACGGGCGTTACCTCCACTATATGTTTGTTGTACTTCGGGTAACTTCGGTTAACTCCTGCGAACTTCAAAGCTTCTTCGGGGGTAGACGCGGCTACATCAATGTAGTAACCGCTCACTTCTCCCATCAGCACCTTGTATGTCTCTATCTTTTCTTCTGTGTCTATTGGTTTGAAGCTCACGCCTCACCTCCTAGACGCTCAAGGGCTGCTTGTTCTTCGAGGGCTTTGTGTGCCTTGCTCAGCAGTCGCATCTCTTTACTGAGTGCCACCGCACCGCGATCACTTAGCTCCACGTTGTTTAGATCATCCAACACCCCTTCGAGTGCCACTGATACCAGCTCTAACATAATGTCTGTCTCGTTTATATTTGCAGTTGTCATAGTGTTGCGCCCCTAATATTTTTGCGTAGCCATTTATCGGATAGTATTTCTTCTCTGTGCTCCAGCCTAACCAAAGGCGCAGCGGGTGTGGGTTGATGTAACATCTCGTCAGTGACATACAACTGCCGCGACAGCTTACTGTGTAGCCTTTTGTAGTCACGGCCTAAAGCCTCCGCATATTCCCACATCGTGTAGCCAACACCCGTTTGCAGCTTAGGGTTACACCCCTTATACACCAGCCGCTTAGTGCTCTTCTTTGATCCCATCATCTTTGGGTTCTCCTAAATAAGTTATGATGTAGTATGGGCTATACACCTGCCCAATCTTGTGTGCATCTTCTAGTGTTGAGGCGTACTGAGTACAGCCTGATTCGTCCCAATCAATTGCCCACATAGCTATCTCTCCACCGTTACTTTAAAGTCTACCGCATCTATCTCATTGCGAACTGCATCGACAATGAATTCTTCTAAGCTATCTCTCACTACAGATATAACATCTCCATAGTCTATATCTTCATTAGCTTTTTGCTCTAAGTCAGAGATGCGATACTCATGGTCATCGCCCTGACTGTCAAGAGTTTCAGTTAAACTCTCAGCGTCATGCATACTGGATTCTACTTCTTCTACACTAGACTCTAATGACTCTAAGCGTTGAGATATATTGATTTGGTTCAGGCCATCAAAAGAATTATCTTCATCGAGACCCATCATCTGCCTCTCTAAGTCTGCAATTCTATTAGCGTCACGGATATGTATAGCTTCTGCCTCACCATAGAGATGGTGCAGCGCCTTGTTCTCTTCTTCTATCTGTTTAACATCCTGCATTAGCTGTTCTATCTTCAACCATTTAGGATCACCTGTCTCTGATGATGCTATCTTCGCCATTACTCTATCATCTACCCATGCTTCTATTACTTCGATTAAAGTCTTCATATTATTTAACTCCTACAATTAGATTATTTTTCATTGTGACTTCAGCAAAGAACTCTCTACCTAGCCCTGTAATGTGAGGTCTATTAGCACCTACCATATAGCCGTCACTTACATATTCGTTTCCGAACATACTAGTTTCTATATACTTTAAAGGCTTTCCGACATTAGTTTTTAATTCTTTTTTACTAGGGTAATTAAATACTATCATAGTTTGTATCTCCAATTAGGATTTAGTTTTATCCAGCAAGCTGCACAAATGTACAGCCCCCTGTCTTTTACATCAGCTACTTTGCCACAGCTACACTTAACCATCTATTCGCCTATCAAGTAGCTATAGTGTACTTCACTTACATGGTAAGCATCTTTCCACTTAGTAGATTTAGTAGCTAGGAAACTACACCAGCTATTCCATAGATTTTCTGTGCCATATTCATGACATATCTGTACATAGTTCCTAACCTTTTTCTTGTTAGCTTCTAAACCCTTTGTAGTCTTAGGATTTTTAAGCAGTACAAATTCTTTAGCATCTAAACTATACATCTTTAAGTTATGGCTATCCATGCATCCAACTAAACCTGCTGTTAACTGACACATAAATCCTGCTTTAGCCATACCTAATCCATCAACTCGAAGGAATATTTTCATCAGGCTCATAGCTTTACTAGCATCTGTCTTACTGCTATTAATAACAGCCATAACTTGAGCATACATCTTATGCTTGTTAGCTTGTAAGTAAGTGTAAGTTTTCTTTTTACCTCCCCAAAGGGACTTAGCTTCTAATCTATTAGCACGAACATCTACTAACTGTTTACCTATATTTAACCACGGCTGTCTGATACTAAGGACGGTCATTAAAGCTACATCAGCTAAATTATCTGCTGATACCTGTGAGTAAGCTTGAACTGCTGTTGCATGAATTTTGTACATAAAACACCTCGT